AACAAAATTGACACAGTATCTTTTGAAACTGAAACCTCGTGAAGAACGTGTTATTCGTGAGATGTTTTTTTACGGCAAAACTTTAGAAGAAGTTGGAAAAACACTTTGTGTTACAAGGGAACGTGTTCGTCACCTCAAGTGCTGTGGTTTGCAAAAACTAAAAAATCAAATGATTAAAGATGAAGAATTTTTGGATTTAGTTGCATAAAGTTCTTGACATTTGTTATGAAAACAAGTATACTGTAAGTATAGAGTGAAAAGAGAGGTTTTATTATGAATAAGAGTATTGAAACAATTGTTGGAAACTTGACTGATTTCCTTGTGTATGTAGAGAGTTTCTACGGTAACGTGCCTGATGCAGTCTATCCTATTGGTGCTACACCAGAGATGATTCTTGAGGCAACAGCAGATTGTTGGAAAAAGTTTGGTATTGAGAACTTCTGTGGTGACAGTGTTGACAGAGAACGAGTTCGTGATATTATGATTGAGAAGTTTGGATTGGAGTGGAAATAATGGGTTATTTTTATCAAGATTGGAAGGACAAAAAAATGTTTGTCGAGAATTCAGAAGGACAGTTCGTAATGAACTTTGGTGAGGCAGAAAAGTCAATGATTGAGAATCTTGAAAATGCCATTATCAATATCACAGAGGGTGCCTCTGATGAGAGGCGTATGGCTGTCAATTATATTGAGTATCTTGCAGAGTGCCTGAAAAAAGGTAAACTTGAAGTTAAGTGGAACATTAGTTAGGAGAATATTATGGGATTGTTAGTAAACATTTATAAGACTGAAGGTCGTGATTGTACAAATGGTGGTGTTTCCTCTAAGTGGAATATCAAAGGACTTTGTTTGACAAATGTGGATGGGCCTTTCGATCCATCTGAAGATTACCCTGCCGCAAAATTGGTAAAACAGACTTTTGGTTTCGGTTCTTCTGTAAAGGTTATTCCAGAAGAAGCAGAGGGTAAACAGACTATGATGGGTGGCAACTATGCCGCAACTTCTGATTCACGGTTCAGTGATAAAATCGAAGAGATGTTAGGTGTTCACTTTTATGGTGCTGTTCCTATCCATGATCGAGTTGAATAAAGTTGAAAAAAGTTCTTGACTTGTTGTGAAAACAATGGTACTATGTAATAGAAAGATGAGGAGTGATTCGGTATGACTTATGTGATGGAACAAAAATTAGTTGACTACATCAATGCTCAACGCAAGGAGGCTGAAGAGTTTTCCAAACAGCCTGGTTGCTGGATGGGTATGATGCCTGAGGCTACTGATGTCGATTATTGGAGTGAACGTGCTCCCTGTGGAACTCTCAAGGGTTTCCAGAGAATCGAACTGGAAGAGGGTGCGTACTATGCTGTTGCAGATGCATACAGCAAGTCTTATGCTCGTTGTCTTGACCTTGCATCTATGACAGATGCAGAGTTGAATGAAGTGATTAATGATGCTGTTGCATCAATGAATCGTGAAGAAGAAGAACTCAAGCAACGTGAACTTCAAGAGAACATTACACGAAACAAGATGTGCAAAGATTTTGGTGTTAGTCGAGAAACACTAGATCGTTGGCTAGAAGAAGCGGAGGCTGCATAATGGCTGAAGTTAAAACGGTTGAATTGTTTGGTTCTATGTTTACTACTCATCCCATTACTGGTTATGATGGAACTGAAGAACCTTCTCCCCTTAAAGAAGCATTTGATATGTTGCGTAAAGACTATGAAGATGCTGGTAAAGAAATCATCTTTATGAGTACTTATTATAATAGCGGTTATAATAGTTTGACTGATGAATATGAGGGAGAAAAGGAATTCGGAATTGAAGTAGAGTGGAAAAACAAGTGATAAATACTTTGGCAATTATCTTGTATTGGAGCGACAAATGACAGGAATAGAACACGCCATATTGGCAACAACCACCATTGCTGCATTTTTCTATGCTGGAAAGTGGTTGGGTAAAAAGGAAAAGGTTGAGGATATTGTTGAGCATACTTTAAATATGTTAGAAAAAAACAATATGATTAAAGTAAAAATATGTGAAAAAACTGGCGAAAAAGACATTTTGCCACTTGACAAATATGAAAAAATCTGGTAGTATATAATAGAAAGTGAGAGATTGATGTTCTATGAAAATATTGAAACAGCTATTGTAGCTGCAAAAGAGATGTGTGTCGCCCTTGATACATATGTTAAAATTACTAAGTGCAAAGAGGGATATGAACTCTTTGGTACTGGTGAAGTTGTTATGGAAATAAAGGAGTAAATTATGAAAAAGACTTTAATGACAATTGGAATGGTTCTTGCCTCTACGTCTGCAATGGCAGAAACTGTGCAAGATTTTAATAAAACCGTTGTGAACAGAGTTCCCTACAGTGTTGAGGTTTGCACTAACCAAGCAGTTGGTGGTGACAAAACTGGTGATGCATTGAAGGGTGCAATTATCGGTGGTATCATTGGTAACAATGTAACCAAGAATGTAGACAACGGTGGTGCTGTTGGTGCATTGTTGGGCGGTATTATTGGACACAATAATTCTAACGCCACTGGTGGAATGCAACGAGTGTGTAATATTCAAACTCGTTATAATGAGGAAGTCGTAGAGGTATACTCTCACAGTGTGGTAACTTTCTATCACAACGGCCGTCAGTATAGTCTGCGTTTTCAAAAATAACTTGACATTACCACAGCTGTGTGGTACTATTAAGAATAATGATGATTGAGGTGAAATATGAAAAACGTGTATAAATACTCTACTTATGAGGAAATTCCTGTTTCGGTAGAGTCCTATATAATGAGTGTGGCAGATGTTAAAATGTTAGAACAAGTGCCACTAGAAGATATCAACTCTTTCCTTAATGGATTGGAAGAGTATGATAAAAGTCTGCCTCCAATTGACATTGAACAGATGGCACAGGAGATGGGCGCCAGTTAAGCGAATCTGCCCTTAGCTCAGCTGGATTAGAGCAACAGCCTTCTAAGCTGTGGGTCGGGAGTTCGAGTCTCTCAGGGCAGGCCAAACTTAACTTTAATAGAAGGACAAAATGAAAAAGTTTAAAAATGAAAAACCGTTGGGTGGCACCACAGTATTGGTTCGCAACGGTGATGTGAACGGTGCAATGCGAGTATTGAAGAAGCGTCTAATGAGAGATGGTTTCTTTCAAGAGCTGAGAGAAAGAACATTTTATGAATCTCGTGGTACAAAACGCAGAAAAGCAAAAGCTGCAGCAACTCGTAGATACAAACGCAATATGCAAAAGCGGTTTGAAGAACTAGGTTATTAATAAGAGGTGATATAATGGCACGCCGTGCTAAAGTGGAGACTGACTCAACCCTGCCTAAAACTCGCAAAAGACGTAAACCAATGACGCCGGAACAAAAGGCAGCTGCGGCAGAACGTCTTGCAAAGGCACGAGAAAAACGTGCTAAAGAAAATCCTCCAAAATATACAAGCATCCATCCATCTGTGGTCGCAAAGCCAGAGGATGATCCTATGTCGATGAAGAATATTCAGCGATGGATTAAGACACAGAAGGAGTTTTTGTCTATTGCAAAGAGTGATGTTCGTAGAAATGTAAAAGGTGCAATCGCTCGTGCTGCTTCACATGAAGGGTATATTCGTAATCTTCAACGGTATCTAAGAGATGGTGTTTACTGTGATATGTTCTATGGTGAACACCAGCAACATAAGGTAAGGAATGTCTGTTTAGTGATGGCATACAATCCAGACGGCACACCAAAAAGAAACATAGGAACTTACTATCCAGACCTTGGATGTGAGTGGACAAGGGAAATGGCAGATGAACGATAATATTCCAAAAAACAATGTTGTGCAGTTTCCCCTAAAAGGAAAACCAGAACCAGACATTAAGATTGATAATGTTGCACTTGCAATGCATGATGACTTAAAGTTTGCTGATCATTTGACTGAAGGATTGGTTGTGAATTTGATTCACAATCTTGGTGAGAATGGCATTGATACATCTGATAAAGATTTTATTCGTGATGTTGGTTTTACAATCGAACTAGTAAAGTCTCTTATCTATAGAGGTTTGGGATTGAAACATCCTATGCAAGAACTTGTAGCGATGTTTGTGACTACTGACGAAGATGATGAGGATGGTTTGTACACCACATTTGATATTGATGCCCTCGCTGAATTTGTTGGTATGGATGAGGATGAAGAATAACGCTGGTTTAGCTCAGTTGGTAGAGCAGTTGATTTGTAATCATCAGGCCGGGAGTTCGAGCCTCTCAACCAGCACCATTTTAAAAATCTATTGACATTTGACTATTTTTAGATTACTATATAATAATATGAAATAAAGGCGAAGAACTATGATATTGGTTGATATGAATCAAGTTACTATTAGTAATCTAATGATACAGCTTGGATCAAAACGTGAGAATGATGTGGATGAAGATTTGGTACGCCACATGGTTCTAAATTCTATTAGAATGTATCGTTCACGATTCTACAAAGAATATGGTGAATTGGTACTTTGTTATGATAGCAAAAAATATTGGAGAAGAGAGTACTTCCCCAATTACAAATCTAATCGTAAGAAAGACAGAGCAAACTCTGGACTCGATTGGAACTCTATCTTTGAGACACTTAATAATATTAGAGATGAAATTAAAAACTATTTCCCATACAAAGTTTTAGAAGTAGAAGGTGCAGAAGCAGATGATTGTATCGCTGCAATAGTAAAACATATTTCTATAACACCATCTGAGTATGAGAAGGTTCTTATTCTATCTGGTGACAAGGATTTTATTCAGTTGCAAAAACACAACTTTGTAAAACAATTTTCACCAGTTCTCAAAAAATTTGTAAATGGGCAAGACCCCCATCTATATATTAAAGAACATATATTGAAAGGCGATAGAAGTGATGGTATTCCAAACTTTCTATCAAATGACAATACATTTGTAGATGAGTTACGACAAAAGCCTCTAACTAAGAAGAAACTGACAACTTGGGTCGACCTAGAACCAGAAGATTTTTGTACAGAGGATATGATGAGAAATTATCAGCGTAACAAAACATTGATTGATTTGGATTGTATTCCAAGCGACTTGACGGCGGAGATACTTGAACAGTATCAACAACCACCAAAAGGTGAAAGATCAAAACTACTAAATTATTTTATACAAAAGAGATTGAAAAATCTTATGAATGACATTGGAGACTTTTAACATGGCAATGAATACACATACACCACTTCTTTCAGAAGTATTAGAACAAGTACATAAAGCAAAAACTAAAGATAAGAAAGTTGCTATCCTACAAGAATACGATAGTGAACCACTTAGAATGATTATTAAATCATCATTTGATCCTAACATTGAATGGGATATGCCAGAGGGCCCAGTACCATATCAAGCTAATGAGGCACCGATTGGTACAGAACACAATGTATTAAGGAGAGAGTGTAAGAAACTCTATCGTTTTATTAAAGGTGGTGATCCAAATCTACCTCGTGCAAAGAAAGAAAATCTTTTTATTCAGACTCTTGAAGGATTGCATAAATCTGAAGCTGAACTTATTATCAATGCAAAAGATAAAAGGCTGCATCAGATTTATAAAGGGCTGTCATCAGCAGTCGTAAAAGAAGCGTTCAATTGGAACGACAATTATACAAGGATTTAAAAATGAAAGAAAATTATCAACATTGTTTGGAAATGATTCTCCATCACGAAGGTGGTTATGTAAACCATCCCAAAGACCCAGGCGGCGAGACAAATCTTGGCGTTACGAAAAGGGTGTATGAGGATTTTGGTGGTATTAAAGACATGAAAGACCTCTTGGTTGAGGATGTTGCTCCTATCTATGAAAAGAATTATTGGGGCAGACTGAAGTGTGATGATATTCCATCTGGACTAGACTTGTGCGTTTTTGATTTTGGCGTCAATGCGGGCACAGGCCGAAGCGCAAAGTATCTA